AGGCGGCGAAGCCAAGCGCACAGCCGCAGCCGAACGGCAAAACAAGTTCGCTGAACAGGTCGGGCGGCGATTTGTCGAACTATCAAAAACCACAACTTTTTTAAATGCCGAACCTTGAAGAAATAGCCCGGAAACTCGCTGGCAACCTTTCTCCCGAACAAATGCGGGAAAGGTGGGCGGCGCGGGAAAACGGCGACAAGTTCACCGCTCCTGAAAGAAGCGATTCCGAACGCGCCTACTGGCAAGAGGTTTTCAGGGAGCGAGAACCCGCTAACGCCCTATTTGTCACGCGCTCCACCCGGCAAGAAATGGAGTATAATGCAGCCCGGAGCAAGGTGTGGGCTTTGATGCAGTTGCGGGCGGCACACATATCCGACCTGCAAAACGAGCCGTTTGAATGGGATATGACACCGGAATTTGCGGCAGCCCTTCGCGGCCTGACAAAGTATTTCATAAACGACCCGTCGGCAGAACATGACGGGAAGCCGCTGCCGCTCACAAAAGGGCTTTTCATTTATGGCGCGGTGGGAACGGGCAAAACAGAAATCATGCTGATTTTTGAGCGGTTTTGCCGGGACAACAACCTGACAAAAGCATTTCAGTTTTCGAGCCTTAGCAAGATTTATACAGACGCGAAGGCAAGCGCCGATTTTGACCCCATTGCCCCGAACGTGTGTTTTGACAGGTGTTTCGATGAGTTTGGCCGCTACACGGGCGCGGTAAAAAGGTATGGCGACGACCTCGACATAAACGAGGCGATTTTAGAGCAGCGTTATGAACGGTTCAAACGGTACGGCCAACTTACGCACCTTGTCAGCAACATGGACACCAACGAGGCAAAGGACAGATTCAGCCCGATGATTTTTGACCGCGTTCGGTCAATGTGCAGCGGGATTTACTTCAAAGGAGAAAGCAAAAGGAAATGACCCTCCACCCTGACATATCATTTTCAGAGCTCGTTGACTACTGCCGCCTTTGCCACGAACACGGCGACATGGCGCGGCGGGTGAAAGTTGACAAGCCGACGCTTCAAAGGATTCGGCAGGTTAGCGGCGCGGTCGCGCCATGCACCCGGTTTTTAGGCGTTAAATTCATCGCCCGGCAATCGTCGGGGAAATAAAAAAACATCAAAAATGGCACTCACCGGACATCAAAAGCAAATTATCCGAGACGCGCAAGAGCGCGGCGGGCGAATCACAAAAAAAGAGATTGTCAAAATGTATGGGCGCTGCTACTATCACAACGGCGCGTTCCATTTGGGCAACATCCTTTCCCGCATGGTAAAAAGCGGCCTTTTGATTCGTGAAAAGCCGGGTGTGTTCACGGTCGGCAAGGGCAAGAAAAACAAGCCCGCCGTCATTGTTGAAAACCAAACAGAACTTTTTAAATGAAAAAACTAAAGAGACTTTTTTGGCAGACGGTTTTCTTTTTTGAGGAAATAGGCCGTCAAAACGACCTGCTTTATACGGGCATCGGAGCGCCGTACGAAAAGGTGCACTGGTGTAAAACCAGAAACGGCTTTAAATTTTCGTGGATGTTGGCCGGGCTGCGTTGTGATATTAGAAACCCTTGAGCATGAAAAAGCAAAAGAAACAGCCCTCCCCCGCCGAACTGCGAAAGAAGTGCGAAGAAAAAGAGGCGGCTATCCTTAGCGCCGTCAGAAAGTGCGGATTGGCAACGCGCCGCTATTTTGTGCGGCGCATCAAAGAGGCGGGCAAGATGGCGGCAGAACAGGCCGAAAGCGAGTTTGAGCGGTTGTTAATCGCCGGGCATATCGTGCGGCGCGGGGCGAACGGGGCGGGCGACGTGGAGTATTTTGAGGGGAGATAAAAAATATTTTCGCTTGCCTATTGTGTAGGCAAAAAAGTTGTTTTATCTTTACGGCGAACAAAATTTTCATGAAATGAATGATAAAACTTTAAAGGCGTTAAACACGCTTATTAGCGAAATTTGTGAGCATAAAACCCTTGACGAAAGGGTAAGTTTGATAAATGCGGTCAAAGGGAGAATACACGAAATTTCTCCATTTAAAAATGAACCAGTTGATTTTGTCGCGTGGGTTAAAAATGAAAAAGTGGTTGCTAATGATTACAACCCAAACAACGTTGCCCCTCCCGAAATGCAACTTTTGGAGGTTTCAATAATCAGTGACGGCTACACTCAGCCAATCGTAACGTTTCCCAATGAAGAAAAGATTGAGGTAGTTGACGGATTCCACCGTAGTCGCGTTGGCAAAGAATCTGTTTTGGTGAAAAGCAGGGTAAGCGGATTTTGCCAGTTGTTACAATCCGAAAAGAAAAGCAAGATAAGAACGAGCGCATAGCGTCAACGATTCGCCACAATCGTGCAAGGGGCAAGCATCAAGTAAACGCTATGAGCGAAATTGTCATTGAACTCAAAAACAGAAATTGGAACAACAAGCGAATAGCCTCAGAATTAGGCATGGATGAAGACGAAATTTTGAGGCTTTGTCAAGTTAGTGGCCTTGAAAGCCTTTTCAAAGACAATGATTTTAGCCGGGCATGGGTTGCTGATGGGAGTATGGATGAGAGTTTTGAATATATGACAGACGAAGTAGTAGAAATGGACTTAGTAAGAATCCCAAACGAAGATGACGAAGACCGTATTTTTCACACATTTGACAAATGGGAGTGTGTGCTATATGACTTTTTTGAAACAACGCACAGGACATTTACTTCTGCTCAATGCGAATACAAATATCTCGAATTGCTTGGTAATTTGGAGCAATTTAGAGCGGTGCTTAAAATGGTTGTAGAGGAATGGGTTTTTTCATGTGAACACAACTTGACAAACAAGGCAATGAATCGAATAGCGTGGCTTGGTCAGGCGGCGTTGGCGTACAAATATAAGATTCCCGCCAAATTTAGCACGGGATGGAGTTTGTTGAGCGAAGAGCAAAAACAGGCGGCAAATGAAGTGGCCTTAGAAACCCTTAATGAATGGCTGAAAAAAAAAGGGCTTGAGCCGATAACAATGGAAGAAGCAATTTCTTTTGAAAGACAAGTTGAACTCTACTAAACATGAAAAAATACATTGATAAAAACGTTTATCAGGCAAGCAAAGAAAGGGTTGCAAAGGCTTTTGACTTGTTTGAGCGGGTGTATGTGTCTTTTTCTGGAGGGAAAGACAGCACCGTAATGTTACACATGGTTATGGATGAGGCAATTAAGAGGGGCCGCAAGGTTGGCGTTTTGATAATTGACCTTGAGGCTCAATACGATGACACAATTCAGCACATTAAGAGGTGTGTAAGATTCTACGAAAAACATATTGACCTGCATTGGTTTTGCGGCGAACTGCTTTTAAGAAACGCTGTTTCAAACTTTCAGCCAAAGTGGGTTTGTTGGGATGAAACAAAAAAAGATATTTGGGTTAGAGAAAAGCCACTTGAGGCTTCTGATTTGTCTAAATATGACTTTTACACGCCTAAAATGGAATTTGAGGAATTTATGGTTTTGTTCGGAGAATGGTATTCCAAAGGCGTTTCAACGGCGGCCTTTATAGGTATTCGTTCCGATGAAAGCCTTCATCGTTATCGCGCCATTGTGTCGAACAAAAAGGGCTTAATGAAAGACGGCCACCAATGGACTACGCGGGTTTCTGGAGAACTTTACAATGTTTATCCACTTTACGATTGGAAAACTCAAGACATTTGGGTTTATCTTGGCAGAAACAAACACCTTAGTTCAAATTCGATTTATTCAAAAATGAGTTTGGCAGGTGTTCCTATTTCACAACAAAGGCTTTGCCAACCATATGGAGACGACCAAAGAAAGGGCATTTGGCTTTATCATATTTTAGAGCCTTGCACATGGTCAAGACTTATTTCACGGGTAAATGGAGTAAATAGCGGCGCTCTTTATATTTCAGAGAAAGGGAATATGACAGGATATGACCACGTCACTAAACCGGAATGGATGAATTGGCAGCAATACACAAATTTTCTTTTAAGTACAATGCCAAAAATAACCCGCGAAAATTATGTCTTTCGGTTTAAAAAATTCATTGTCGGATGGAAAAAGCGGGGTTACGAAGTAATTCCAGACGAAGCGCCGCACACACTTGAAATTAAGTGCTGGTGTCCTTCATGGCGAAGAATGTGCAGGTGTATTTTGAGGAATGATTTTTATTGCAAAGGGCTTGGACAGGCGCAGCCAAAGTCAGAGGCTTACGAAAAATTCAAAGCAATTCAGTTGAAAAACAGAAAAATAAAGAAAATGCAAATTAAACAACAAATAGCGGCCTTGACATTCTTCCAAGAATTAGGCGAACATTAAAACTCATTCATCTTGTTCAAAGGCTGCCTTAGCCCTGCAAGGGGGCGGGCAGCCGAATTTGAAACTACACAATGACAAAAGAACATTTTGAGCAAACCGCCTTCTTCAAAGGCCAACGCGCCATTTTCGACGGCATTTTGGCCGTTGAGATTGTCGGGTTTTCCAAGTTGCGGCGAACGGTAACGATACAAGCGGGGGGCGATACGCGGGAAGTTGGAATTGAATTTGTCGAACTCCTCACCCCAGACCCGCTCACAATATGCCGAGAAATCTTGCGGCGCTTGAACGACCCCCTCAATGAGGGTTATCAAACGCGGCTGGATTCGGATTTGAGGGGACAGATTGAAAAATTGTTTAAGAATGAGCAGCAGGTTTAAGGGCTGGAGCGCAAAGCCAAAAAAGGCGCAGCCAGAATACAAGATACAGGCTGCCTTTGTGCGGGAAATGTCGCTTCGATACCCGAAAATTATGGTTTTCAGCGACACGGCGGCGCACATCAAAAAGACACAGATTCAGCAGGTGAGGGCGAACGCCCTTAGCACACCCGGCGAGAAGTGGCCGGACGTTTTCATTGCGCAGCCGTCGGGCGATTGGTGCGGCCTGTTTCTGGAGTTTAAGGCAGAAACGCCGTACAAGGTTGACGGTGCGACGTTGAAGAAAAACCCGCACGTTGAGGCGCAGCGCGACACGATGGCAAGGCTCAGCAATCGCGGGTATTACTGCTCTTTTGTTTGGAGCGTTGAACAGGCGATGAAAATCGTTGAATGGTATTTGAGCCTATAAGGGTTATGCGGAACCAAACTTTCTTTCCGCTATGAAAGGACTTTTCATGCCCGCGCTCTTCGCGCTCCTTGCCCTTGCCGCTTGCAACAAAACCGTTCCCCCTGCTAAACCCGCCCCGTTGCCGGAAATTTCACAGAGCATCCAGTTCTATTCCGGCCACCTGCTCGCCATGTTTGAGAACGGCGAACAAGCGGCTATCTACTTCGACACGCTCGGTGCAAGCGTTATGCTTCCCGCAAAGGGGCAATTTGAGATTGACGGGCAATATTTCTGCGACCGCACGGGATGGCGGTGCATTGACCGGAATACGGGCGACTACATCGTGCTGTACCGCAACGGCTTCGCGTCTGCGATGCTTCGCGGTATGCACGTTAACCTAATGCCCGCCAAAATCGGCACAGAGTTTGCGACAAAATAAATGAAGGCCAACGCTTGAGATTAAGGTTTCATCAAACCCCGCTTTTGAAAAGTCAAAGGCGGGGTTTTGTTGTTTAAAAAATATTTTTACCTTTGTGACAGTCAACCGTGAATCGGTGACTATAAGGCGGAAAGCGGCAGTTCGCGGGTGAAAGATTTGCGGGCTGCTGCTTATTTCAAAACAGTCAAAAACATGGAGACTTTTTACCCGGTAACGACAATCCGAATCAAATCCGGTTTTGCACCAACGCTTCTCACAAAAGTCGAAGCCGGGCAAACGTGGAGCGGCAACGTGAACGCCGTCGGGATTTTCACGTTCTGGATTGCGGACAGCACGGGCAAGTTGCACCGGGCGCAGGTCGCAAAAAGTGACCCACGAATTGAAATTTTGAAATGATATGAGCCTCTACAAAGTAAGACAGCCAATCGCTTTTTTTAGCGCCCCGAAAGAGTTTAGGCCGCAAATAGAAAGAGTGCCATACGTTTCCTTTGTTTTTGACAAAGGCGATTGCTGCAATTTTGTAGTTTTGATAGATTGCCTTACCGACGAGATGGCGATAAGCAGCGTTTATGAAATTGAGGCTAACATGGCCTCAATGGGCATTAGGTGCAAGGGCGAGCAATACTCAATGAATGGCGGTGACATAAATTTCAATGACGGGAACAATCAAATAATTGAGGTTAGTCAGGGGGAGGCGTTCCAGTTTTTTAATGCAAACTAAACCATAATGCCAATTTGGGCTTGGACATTGATAGCCGTTTTCGGCGGCTGCTTGGCTGGCGCTGTCTGGTTTCTTGTAATGGTTCACGTCGGCTCAAGTGCTGACAGCGAGAAAGACGGGGTAAGGGTGATGCTGAAAAAATCGCGGTGGATGACAAATATGAACGGCAGACAGCAGTTTTTCGGCAAGGGCGAAACGCTCACGGGCTGGACAGAGGGGAACGATTTTTGTTTTACCGTTCAATACCCTGACGGTGAGGCGACGTTTAAAACCCCGCTCGACCCTGAAATTTTTGAAAAAATTTAACATGAAAGGAATTTTTGCACTCATTTTCTACCTGCTTTTCGCAGCATCCCTGCAATCGCAGGTACTTTTTACCATTCAAGATGTCACTTTTCAGCAAGGTGACACCGTTCGCGCCGAATATGTGGCCTCAAGTTTTGAAGGCATCGGCTCTTTTCAATTTGCGATGAAACATGATACGGGCGCGTTGAGGTTCTCGCATCTCGAATTTAATGGCGAGATACCTTCTCTGGGCGTTGGGGACTTTAGTTGGCACGGGCTGCCCGGCTACAACTTACAGCCCGGCGAACTTCGCTGTGTCTGGAGCAACCCCTACGGCTCGACAGTCGCCGACAATACGCACATTTTCAGCGTCGTTTTTGTCGCCAAGACATCGGGCAGTCTTTCGTCAGGCTTTTGGGTGTGGGAAAATCACCCGATTTTAAAACCCAACGCTTACAAAGCAATACCATTGCAATCTGTTGGGCTTGATATTGCCTACATTGACGAAAGCGGGGGGCTGACCTCTACCAACGATGTCGCACAAAGCCCGATTACAGTTTTCCCCAACCCTTTTGCCGACTCCTTCAATGTGTCGCTTCCCGGTGATGTCCACACCTTGCGCCTATACAATTCGCAAGGGGCGCTAATGTGGGAGGTAAATACCGAATGTTCCACGCTTGCCCGGTTTGATACATCGCCCGAAATGCCAACGGGTTTGTATGTATTAGAAGGGATAGGCAGCAACGCCGTCAGGCATACCGCCAAACTAATTAAAAACTAATGCCAAGCATACCCAAAGACACTCGCCCCGTGTGGGCTGGCGAGCGCAAGGCGTTCGACAGGATGAAGGTTAACAACCAAACCTTTTACAATAGCGCAGCGTGGCGCACACTCGCTAAGGCTCACAAAGCGGCTAACCCATTGTGCATTAACCATACACAATGTAAAGGCGTTGCATACATAACCGACCACAAGAAGCCTATTAGTAAGGGTGGTGAACGGTACGATTGGGACAACCTGCAATCGCTGTGCAAGAAGTGCAACGCGGTTAAGACAGGTAAACAAGCGAAGCGCGGGGGAACAAGCGACCCCACCGGGGGGGGATAAACAAAAGACGTTTGCCCCAACACCGCCCGCCCAGACCCACACACATAATTCCAGCGAACAAACTATTTTTTAAGTCAACCTAAAAATATGGGAAGGGGTGGTCAAAACGCGAAGCCTACCGAAAAACACAAAGCCGAGGGGACGTACAACGCGACCAAGCACCGCGACCGCATTACTTTTCCCATGCTCGACGCAATACCAAAGCCGCCGCGCTACTTCACCAAAGAACAGGCGGTGAAGTGGAACGGCATTTGTGCGATGCTGAAACGCGACGGAATGCTGTCAGATACCTATTTAGAACTACTCGAAAGGTATTGCAACGCATGGGGAACGTGGTGGAAAGCCCGGCAAGAAGTGGACGAAAATGGTATCACATTTGAGACAGACAGCGGTCAAACCAAGCAAAACCCCGCCGTTGCAATCGAAAAGGAGATGTTGGCTTTGATGCTGCGAATCTTGCAAGACTTTGGCTATACGCCCCGCTCTGCTATGGCAATCAAAGTGCCGGGCGGCAAAGACGAAACAGACCCGATGGCCGAATTTTTGACAGGCAAAAGAGAAAATTGAAGCAATACGAACGCTACATAAAAAACGTGCAATCGGGCGGCGAGTTGGTTTGCGAGTTGACCCGCTTGGCCGTTGAGCGGCATTTGTCGGACTTAAAAAAAACAGATTGGCCGTTTTATTTTGATGAGTTTGAGGCATCCCGCGCGGTAAAGTTCTTTTCCATATTGCGGCACACGTCCGGCAGTCTTGGCGGAAAGCCGTTCAACCTGCAAGACAACCAAGCGTTTATTTTGGCGATGCTGTTCGGTTGGAGGCGGAAAGAAAACAGCAAAAGAAGGTTTACCCAATGTTACCTCGAAATGGCGCGAAAGGCGGGGAAGTCAGAATTTGCGGCTGGCATCCAGATTTACACCGGGTTTTTGGAGGGCGAAGAAGGGGCGCAAGTTTACACGGCGGCAACGACCCGCGACCAAGCGAACATGGTGTTTAGGGCGGTAAAGAAAATGTGCCGCTACCTGAAAGCAGATTCGGCGGCACTGCGAAAAGAAATAGACGTGCTGGCAAACTCGGTGATATTCAAGCCGACCGACAGTTTTATCCAGAAAGTGAGCGCGGACGCGGGAACGCTTGACGGCCTCAACCCGCACAACGCAACGATAGACGAATACCACGCCCACAAAACTGACGAAATAAAAGGCGTAATGCAGACGGGTATGGGCAGCCGTGACAACCCCTTGCTTTTGATAATCACAACGGCTGGCTTTGAAAAAGAAGCACCGTGTTACCGGGTGGAGCGGTCAAACGCAATAATGGTTTTAAAAGGGGAGAGAACGCAAGACAATTTGTTTTCCCTTATTTTTACCCTCGACGAGGGCGACGATTGGAAAGACGAAAGGCTTTGGAAAAAGGCCAACCCGAATTTGGGCAGCACCCCGTCGGTGCAATATTTGCGGGAACAGGTGCAAGACGCGGTGAACAAGGGCGGCAGCACAATGGTGCAGGTTTTGACAAAAAACTTTAACCTTTGGCTCGATGCCCCGAAGGTCTGGATACCAGAAGAAAACGTAAAGGCCGTGATGCGGCCTATTGACATAAGCGAGTTTTATGGGCGGGACGTGTTTTTGGGGCTGGACTTGGCGGCGACAAACGACTTGACAGCCCTTGCGATACTTTCCCCGGCAACCGAAAACCTGCCGATGATTTGCAAAGTCTTGTTTTGGCTGCCCGCAAACACGGTGGCAAAGCGAAACGACGTAGCGCCATACCGAGAATGGACAGAAAACGGTTTTTTGCAGGTGACGACCGGGCGCGGCGGGGAAAGCGTGGACAATTCGGTGATAAAAGCAAAGATTGAGGAACTGCAAGGGCTTTGCAATATTAAAATGATTGGTTACGACCAATGGAACGCATGGCAGATGATGGGCGATTTGAAAGACGCGGGCTACCCGATGGACGTTGTAAAGCCGTTGTTTCTCTATCAATCGCCGCCGTGCAAATGGATTGAGGAAGCGGTACTGGCAAAGGAATTTGAACTTGACGAAAACCCCGTGCTGTTGTGGAATTTCAGGAACATCTACCTTGACCGCGACACACAGGACAACATAAAGCCGGACAAGAAAAAGTCCGGCGAAAAAATAGACGGGATTGCCGCGATGGTGGATGCGCTGTATGTTTATTTGAAGAGCATTTCACAGCCCGTTAGTGGCAGTTATCTGTTTGACGAAGAATCAGAACTCATAACGATTTGATATGCCAATCTATAAAAGCACCTATTTTAAAGAATCTGCGCTCGCCCACCAATTGCTTGACGGCTTGAAAGGGCTGGAAGTTGGCGGCGCGCTGCACAACGCCTTTGGCCTCGACACGGTGAACGTTGACCTTTACTCGCAACTTGACACGGTTTACAAGCGCGCCGAGCGCGACCTTTCCCGCACCAAAGAGGTAATGCCAGTTGACATTTGCGCACCGGGCGATAACATCCCTGTGGCCGACAAGTCCTTTGATTTTGTCATTTCTTCGCACGTTATCGAACACTTTTTCGACCCCATCGCCGCCCTCAAAGAGTGGGCGCGTATTGCGAGAAAGTACATTTACATCATCGTGCCACAGCCGGACGCTTTACCATCCGACAAGGGCAAACTGATTACCCCGCTCGACACGCTCTTTGCCCGGCATAGCGGTGAAATCCAAGACCCCGGCACGGACGAACACCATACCCGGTGGACTTGCGGCACGTTTGTCGAAATGTGCGCGGCGTTGGGATTTTATGTTTCGCACACGCAAGACCCGGACGACAAGGTTGGCAATGGGTTTTGCGCGGTGATTGATTTGCAGCCGCCGGGCATATTTCAAGTTAACCCCGAATTAGAGCCAAAAGGAATTATTGAAGTTGTAAAAAAACGCGGCAAAAAATGAAATCCCTAATCGGCGCAATCATGGTAAAAACGGCATCCGCATTTTTTGCCTTTCTCTCACTTTTCACCAGTCCCGGCGATGAAGAACGGCACAACCGAACACATTGATTTTGCTGTCTTGATGATGGTGAAAGACGAAGGCGACATTATCGAAAAGTCGGTGGCGCGGTGGCACGAACTGGGCGCGAGAATTTACGTTTGCGACAACGGAAGCACAGACGGCACTTTTGAGTTTTTAGAATACTTGCAGCACAAAGGCATCGTGCATTATCTCGAAAGCGACCCCGAAAAAGCATACCTCATGCACGAAAGGATTGGGAGGCTGAAAGACCGCGCTATTGACGACGGCGCGACGTGGATATTCCCGGCGGACGCGGACGAATTTTGGCACTTTGGCGGCGACACCGTGCCGGAATACCTCGAAAGGCTCGAAGCGAAGCCGGGCGATTGGTTCAAAGTGCTATATTTCGATGTTGCGCCGAACGGCAAAAAGTGGCTGGTTTACCCGTTCCACAAGTGCTTTGGCCGAATCACAAAAGAGCAAGAAATCTGTATCGGCAACCACTTGGTGACGACGGGCGAAGGGAAAGACTGTCAAGGGCTTATCATCGAACATTTCCCCGTCCGCTCGTTCGCGCAGATGAAAAAGAAACTAATCAACCACATGGAGGCTTTTGCGGCGGCGGGTTACGACCATCCGCACAGGCAAAGGATAGCCGAATGGGAGGCCGACCCCGAAGCCTTTTTTGAAAAAATGTGGAAACAGTACAAGTTTGAAAAATGATTAAAATACTCGTTTACGACACCGGGAACTTTGACGGCGTTTCGTGGTGGCGAAACACATTGCCCCTGTCTATCCTTCGCACACAGTACGCAACAGACATAGACTTTCAGTATTCAGGCCGACCGACCGTCTCCGACATTTTACAGGCCGACGCGGTGTTGATGTTCCGGCCAACGAGCGACAACGCCCTGAAAATAGCCGAGACGGTAAAGAAAATGCAGCGCCAAAAGCCCGTTTACCTTATTTGTGACCTCGATGACGACATTTGGAATTTGCCGCCCTACCACTTTGCGGCATCGGGCTACCGAAAACACTTGGGCAGGATGCGGGATATTTTCGGAATGGCAGACCTTGTTTGGACAAGCACCGAGCAGTTGAGGTACAGCGTGGGCGATTTGGGCAGGGCGGTAAAAGTACCGAACGCCATTACGCCAAACCAGTTGCCCGACAATCCCGCCCCTTACAAGGGCATTGCCTGTTGGCGGGGCAGCACGGCGCAATTCACCGACGTGACAGCCGACTTTGCACGGGAATGGTACAAAGAATGGCGCGACAAGTACGACCGTTGGCGGTTTTGGGGGTACTACCCAAATTTGGAGCATGGCGAAAACGTGGACTTTGTGGATTACGACGAGGTGCTGGACTTTTTCGCCACGCTTGGCAGCGCGGGCGGAAATGTGTTTTGGAAGCCATTGGAGGTGTGCAAGTTTAACGACGCGAAATCGAATATCGCGTGGATTGAGGCGACAATGGCGGGCGGCGTGTGCGTGACAAACTACGCCGGGAAAGAAGGCTGGGAATGTGCGTTGCCCGAATTTACGACCGACCCCGATTTGATACGCAAAACATGGGAAGCATCCAGCGCACATATTTTAGAACATTACAACCTGCTCGAAGTCAACCGCGCCCGCTTTGAAAGCATTGTGCGGCTGATAGGCGGGGCAAAGCAAACGGCATGAGCGCAAAAAAAACAATGCTGGAATGCTTCCAAATGGAATGGGAGGCAGCGCCATCGAATTGGGAGCGAGAAAAGTTTGCTGCTATTGCCCGTTTTGATTTTTCCCTTACGTCTGGAATTGTTGCGTTGCCATTTTCCACTGGCTCGGCGGCGTTTGCCACGTTTTCGGGTACTGAATTTGCAGACAAAAAAAACAAGTGGCGTGTTATTGTCGAAAAAAACGGCATTGAGTTTAGTCTGCCCGCAACCCAATTTTTTAAACTTTTTACGGCATGATTGTCCGGCTTCAAAAATACACAACCGGAATATCTGTGCAAGCCCTTTTGTTTGGCAGGTATTTCAGCGTTTTGTTTCACCGCGTCCGGTTTCCGTATGTGCATTTTCAAACTTTTAGCGAATGACAGACAAAGACTTTGAACTCCGCGCCGAACTCTTAACGAACGACGGCTATTTTGCCCGTTATCGGCAGCACCTTTCGGAGGGAATTTCGCGGCGCGAAGCGTGGGAGCGCACCGAGAGCGAACTCCCACTCGGCCTTCGCCGTTTTCAAAGTCTTACGTCCTTAAAAGATGCGCTCACCCGCGAACGACGGGGAACGCTGTCCGCTACGGTGCGGCTGCAAAAGTAGAAAGTCGTACAGCCTACCCGCCGGTGCCGCGTTTTGGCCGCAATTTTGGGCAACCTGTCCGAAATGTGGTATCACGCTCTCCGAAACATTCTCTTTCCCGATGCAACGCCCGCCAAAACGGAGCAGCGCAACCTCGACGGGCAGCCGCTGTACAATGACGGCTGGACTAATTTCGGCTCGATAGGCTACACCACAGGCGCGGGCGTGACAGTAAGCAGACAGACAGCCCTTTCTGTCCCTGCCATTTGGAGCGCGGTTGACACGATTTGCAAAACCCTCGCTTCTTTGCCGTTCGGCATTTTCAGGGAGACGGACATGGGCAGCAAGCCCGCCACGTCGCACCCGGTTTACCATCTCGTTCGGATAAACCCAACGCCCGACCTCGGCCTTTACACCGCCTACCATTTCAAATACTCTCTTTTCCTGCAAGCCTGTTTTGGCGATGCGTTCGCAAAGGTTCACCGCAACGGTATAGGCCGCCCAACAAACTTAGAACTGCTCGACCAAGACACGGTTACGGTTTATCAGCGCGAAGATGCACGGCTTTACTATGTCGTTCGCCGCATGGTCGGCAATTCGTACAAAGAGGAAGTCCTTTTCCCCCGCGACATCCTTCACATTAAAGGTCTGACAATCAACGGGTTAACAGGCGCGGACGTTACCGACTTCCAGCGTGACAATATCAGCACGTCCATAGCCGCCGAAAAGTACGGCAACAATTGGTTCGGAAACGGCGCAACCCCGTCCGGTGCGTTGGTATATCCGCAAGAACTGAAAAAAGAGCAGCGCGACAACGCCGAGCGCAAAATATCCGACAAGTTCGGCGGCACGAAAAACAGCGGCAAAGTGATGGTGCTGGACGCGGGCGTAAAATTCGAGCAATTTACCAGCGACCCGCAAAAGTCCATGCTGTCTGAAACCCGCTCGTTTTAGGTCAACCAGTCCGCCCGCATTTTTGGCGTTCCCGTTCCGATGTTGGGGCAACTCGACAACGCCACGCTCAACAACATGGAGACGCTGCAAACGCAGTTTGTCAATTTGTGCCTTCGCCCTTGGGCGGTGCAGACAGAACAGGAATTTACCCTAAAACTGCTCACCCGCGACGAATGGATGAGCGAATCGTATTTTTTCCGGTTCAACTTCGCGGCACTGTTGCGCGGCGACACCAAAGCACGCAGCGAGTATTACAAACAGGCTTTGGGCGGGCCATCTACGGGCATCGGCTGGATGTCTCCCGACGAAGTGCGGATTCTGGAAACCCTCGACAGGTTGCCCGGCAAAGAAGGCGACAAAGTTTTCACGCTGGACGCTCTTTTGGCATATCAAAACCAACAAAATGGCTCGCAAGAAGTGGCGCAGCCCGAAACCGACGACGAAAACGAAACAAACGAAACAGACAATGGAGAACCGCAAGCAAGCAACTAACGAAATAGAGCGCAGGGCGTATGCCAACGGCGTAGAGGTTCGGGCAACCGAAAAAGGCGCGACGCTTCGCGGCTACGCCGCCCGTTTTGGCAGCGTGTACGACATGGGCTGGTTCACCGAAGAGGTGGGGCGCGATGCGTTCAAAAACGCCGATATGTCGGACGTTCGGATTTTGTTCAACCACGACCCAAACCAGATTTTGGGGCGCACCAAAAGCGGCACAGCCCGCGTGGGCGTGGACGAAAAAGGGCTTTGGTACGAAGTCGAACTGCCGAAAAGCGCGGACAGTTTGCGCGAAGCGGTGGAGCGTGGCGACATTGACCAATCATCTTGGGGCTTTTTCCTGAAAAAAGACAGTTGGGAAAAGCGCGAAGGGACGGACAAGCAGCACCGGGTTTTGCTTGACGTGGAAATTGTTTTCGATGCTTCGCCCGTGACATTCCCGGCCAATCCAGATACCACAGTGGCAAAAAGAAGCCTCGAAGCCTATCAAAAAGAGGTTGCCCTACCCGAAAAGCGGGACGACGGCAACGACACGCAAACAGAAATAGAACTTACAGTCGCCCTATTGGAGCGGCGGCTTGATTACCTAAACTCAACATTATGACACGTTTAGAACAACTCCAGAAGGAGTACACAGACAACCTCGCCGCTCTCAAAGACATTACGGCGAAGCGCAGCGCGGACGGCTCGTTCCCTTCCGACGTGCAAGAACAGATTTTGAGGGCAAACAAAGACTGCGACCGCATCCTGAACGAGATGAAAGCAGAAAAAGCCCTCGAAAAACGCCTTGCCGACGAAGTGCTGCAAGAATTTCACGCCCGACCCGAAAGAACCTCCACGACTTCGGAATCTCGCCAAATCACTTACGAAGATGTTTTTTGGCGGCATCAAACCCGTCCAATCCGCACGGATGGCAACTTCACCGACGAAGAAAAGCGGATGTTGGAGACGCGGGGAACGTCCACGCAGATTACCACGTCCGACAGTTTGGGCGGGTATCTCGTGCCAGCGCAGTTTTCCAACCGCCTCGAAAACATGATGAAATGGTACGCCAACATGATGCAGTTTTGCACCGTGTGGGACGATACGGCATCGGGCGGCGGAACGCTGGAGTGGCCGACAGGCGACGACACGGCAAGCACGGGCAACATCAACACGGCGGCCAACCAAGCGGCACAGCGCACGGTGGCCGACCTGACGTTCGGGCAAGTGCTGTTCAACGATTGGCTTATTGATTCCAACATCATCAAAGTGAGCCGTTCGCTGATTCAGGACGAGCGCGTTGGGCTGCTTCAAAACGTCCTTTCTGAAAACCTCGCAAACCGTTTGGGGCGCAAGGCAAACAGCGTTTGGACGAACGGCACGGGAACAAACCAGCCGTATGGCCTTACCACGACTGTCACCAACAGCGCGGGAACAACGGCGGGCGCGACCGCAATCACAAAGGCAGAATTGGTCAAGTTTCAAAGCAGTATTGACTACGCCTACCAAGTCAACCCGAAAACAGGCTGGATGATGCACCAAACCGTGCTGGCGTACCTTCGGACGCTTGACCTGACGACCGACACCACGCACATTTTCGTGCCGGGCAACATCATCACGAACGAGCCTGACCGTCTGCTCGGCTGGCCGATTTACATCAACAACGACTTGCCAGCGGTAACGCCTTCGACGGGGCTTCCCATCACGGCCACGAAACACATTTACCTCGGCGACTTCTCGAAATTTGTCATTCGCAAAATTCGGGACGTGAGCATTGAGCGCAACGATTACCTGTACTGGGATTCGCTCGCCGTCGGCTTCATGGGATGGATGCGCACGGATTCCAACCTCATCAACGCGAACGCAATCAAATCCATTCTGCAAGCGTGATGATAGTGCGGGCAACGGTGACAAAGGGCGAATATCAGAAAGGCGTTGAATACGACTTGCCGAACGATGTGGCGCAAGCCCTCATCATTCAGGGGACAATGTCTTTTGTCGCCGTTGCGCCCGCTCAAAACAGAGAAAAAGCAATATCGAAAAAATGGGACACGCGGACACGATAGCACAGCGCACCACATGGAAGGTCACGACCGCCCCGGCGAGCGAGCCTGTCAGCCTTGCCGACGCGAAAACGTATCTCAATGTAACGACTACGCTGCACAATGCGCTGATAACCAACATAGTTTCGGCGGCGCGTGTGATGTACGAACAATATACAGATACGGCGGTAATATCGCAGACAATCACGCAAGTTTGGGATTTTACGCCGTGCAAAGAGTTTGAACTTGGCGTTGCGCCGCTCATCACGTCCACGCTGCCCGTACTGTCCTACACCGACACGAACGGCAGTTATCAGACTTACGACGCGGCGAACTACACGCTCGACAGCATTTCGACATTGCCCCGCTTGGTGAAAAAAACAACGGCCAACTGGCCTTCAACGGGCGATTTCCCGAACCGTTGGCGCTGCGTTTACTTGGCCGGGTACGCGGACGCGGCAAGCGTCCCGGAGGACATCATAAGTTCGATTCTTTTAATGGTAGGCTTCCTGTACGAAAATCGGGAAGATATGCCGATAAACGACACGAACAACCCGAAAATACGCTCCTTTGCTTCGCTTGCTTTTAAGCGTCGGATGCACCTGATATAAATGGAAAACCTGTCTCGCATACTGCCCTCCATCGGGGCGATGGACGAAGAAATAACAATCCAGTCCGTTACCGAGAGCCGGAACGCATCGGGCGAGCAGGTTTTGACATTTGCTGAATACGCTACCGTTTTGGCGCGGGTGAAATGGCCGGACGCGGGCATGAAAGAAACGTACAGCGCCGACCAGCAAACGGCTTTTCGGAAAATCGTTTTTGAAATCCGGTATGACGAAAACCTGAATATGCGACAAAAATGGCGGGTGCTTTACCGGGGCGTTGAGATTTGCGACATTATAGGCATAGGCACTTTGGGGCGCGACCGCTTTACGGTGCTTACCTGCCAAATGAGAGAAGAAACAATTGACTATCTGACCGACGACGACGGGCTTATTTTGACCGACGACAGCGGGAACATTTTAATTGCTTAAAAATGGCTGCAAAAACATTCGCAACGTGTTTATCCGAACTTACCGAAGTCACCGCTTTGGGAAGCGGTGACAAATTGCCTGTTTTGGAAAGCAGCACGGTTAAGTATGTGGACGGGGGGGATATTGGCGGCGGCGGCGCATTAACCGTTGTCGCAAAAACGGAAGACTTCACGGCGGACGGCGCAAGCGGGACGGTTTACACAAACGAGGGCGCGGCGGGACACATAATGGCGACGCTCGAAGATTCGCCAGTCGGGACGGAATACACGTTTGTCAGCATTGATGGCAACCTAATTAAGGTAGTTCCACGCGGCTAACGTTATCGCACTCACTCGCTTTAATACGGTAGCGTATGTTGACGAAACCGTGCCGGGAAGTGGCGATTAGGCAGAATCTTCAGGAGCGTTTTCCTCGCTCACAATTCTTAAAATAAGTGCGACGCATTGGGTAGTAACCGCATCTAACGGGCAAGCGAGAGCAAACGACTAACAACTAAAATGGCTAACTCAATCCAACTCACAATAGACGCTGCCGATTGGCAAAAGCAGGTCAACCAAGCGGTGAAAACGCTGGAAAAATTGACGTACAACTTTGAAAAAGAGCAGCGCGAAATATTGGAAGATTCGGCACAGCCGATGGTTTTTGAAATGCAGTTGAAAGCACCGCTTGGCAGCAAGGTACACACCCGATACTCTAAGAGCCGGGGCAGCCGGGCAAAGCGGGGAGAGGGGCAAAAAGTGGCGACATATCACCCCGGCAACCTTAGCCGCTCGTTTCGGGTGCTGGACTTGAAAAGGACAAAAGGCGCGGTGATAGTCGGCGCGAAACTGACAAAAGGGAGCAAAGGGACGTTCGGGCGCAGCCGTTTTGATGCCTACTATCTGGCAATGGTCGAATACGGCACGATTCACACGCCCGCACAGCCTTTCGTCAGACCCGCGATAGTGGCCGCATCGCCCCGCGTGATAGCGCGGATGAAAGCAAACATGAACCGCTTTGCGGCAAAGTTCGCAAGGCAAAACGCTGAATAAACCCTCCTTCGCCGGGGCTACGGCGGGCAAGTATGGCAAACGTTTCGGGCATACTATACACGATTTTGGCGGCGGACGCTACGGTGACGGGCTTGGTCGGAACAGACGCGGGTGGCGGTTCGAGAATCTACCCGCTCACAATACCACAGGCGGCGACACCGCCAGCCGTTCGGATAACAGAAATAGCGGTAGAGCCAAGCGACACGAAGACCGGGGCAAGCACATTGGACGCGATACGGGTGCAAGTTGACAGTTACGCAAAGTCCATGCTCACGGCGCAACAAGTGGACGAAGCAGTGCGGGGCGCGATAGACCGATACAGGGGCAGCGTGACAGTGGCGGGGACGGGCGGCGCGACATACTTTGTGGACGGCATCCGGTTTGAAACCCGAAACCAAACGATGGAAACCGAAAAAGACATTTTCAGAATCAGCACGGACTACCAAGTTCGGATACACAGAACACCGTAAAAAATAACAGTCATGCCTACCACTAACATAGTAAACAGCACACTTTTTGCCTTTCGTTCCGCCACCGGGGGCGCGTCCGGCACGGCCTATTCGAGCCAAAACGACTTTACGGTCAACTACAACATGGAGCCGAGGGACATAACCACAAAAGACAGTGGCGGCCATCGAGAACTGTTGGAGGGGCTTCGCTCTTACGAGGTTTCTTTCGCCGGGCTTGTCGCTTTTGACGACCCTTTGGGCGTGTTCACATCCTCCACAGGCACATACGACCTGCTGCAAGCCCGAACATTTACAGAGTGGATAGGCGGCACGGGCGTATCTGGCGACGTGAAACTTTCCGGTTCTGGATACTTTACCTCCCTCGAAATCGGCAGCCCGGACGCGGAAAGCAATATGACTTTTTCTTGCACACTGCAAGGGAGCGGTGCGCCGTACAAAGGCACGTTCTAAAAAAACACACACGATATGCAGCACATAAAACTTGCGGGCAAAGATTACCCGGTCGCGTTCGGCTACGGCGCGTTGATGGAATACGAAGCCCTTACGGGCAAAAGCGCGGTTTCCCTGCTCACCGAGGGCGCGGCCAGCCTTACCGACACCTTTACCCTAATCGCCTGTGCGCTGTCGAACGGCAGCGAAAAAGCGGGCAGCCCACAAATGTTTTCCCCGCGCGACGCGGCCAACCTGATAGACGAAACGCCCAACAGCGTGGAGGTGGTCACGCAGATAATGAAAATGCTCGAAGCCTCTTTTGCGACCGACGACAGCGCAAAAAAAAAGGCGATGTACCCGAACAGGGAAGCGAGGCGCAAAGCGGGGTAGAATTTTGGAACAGGCTCTTTGAAATGGCGGGGCGGATGGGTATGTCTGAAACAGAATTTCGGCACACCACGCCCCGCTATTTTTATTTCAGGCAAAAGGGTTTTGAGAGCGTCAGGCTCGAAGAAGCGAGAAACGCCCGAACGATTGCCTTTTTTTCCTACTTGCCGCACACGAAAAAAGGCTCGCTAAAACGCCCCGAAGATTTATACCCGCTACCCGGCGACAAAAACACGCTGGAGGCAATCGAGGCAAGGATAGCAAAAGAGCGCGGCCACATGGCGGACGTGCTTAGGATTGCAAAGAAAATAGACTTTTTCAAAGGCGAAACAATGCCGCAAGCATAAAAAAATGGCAGCAATAGCACCCGACCTAAATTTCAGGATAGGCGCGGACGTAAAGGGGATAAGCAGGGCGATAAAGGAAGCCGAAAAATCGCTGAACGGGGCTGTGCAGTCCTTTTCGAGCATCGGTAACTCCCTTTCCCTCGCATTGTCCGCACCCCTTGCCGCGTTCGGCGTTATGTCCATAAAAGCGGCGGGGAAAATGGAATCTTTGCGCTTCGCCCTCGAAGGAACGATGAAAGACGCGGGGCGGGGCATCGGAGAGGCGCGGGCGGAACTCGAAGCCTTGCGCATTGCCGCACTTGCCCCCGGCCTCGACTTTGAACAGGCGGTGCGGGGTTCTGTGCGCTTGCAGTCCGTCGGAAAGTCGGCAGAAGAAGCCCGGGGCATTATCGTGCAACTTGGCAACGCTTTGGCATTGTCCGGCGGAACAGCCGACCAACTCGACGGCGTGACGCGGCAATTTACGCAGATGATAGGCAAAGGGAAATTGATGCAGGAAGACCTTAGCATCATTCTCGAAAATATGCCCGCCCTCGCAAAAGTAATGCAAGACACTTTCGGCACGACCAATGCCGAGATGTTGCGCGATATGGGCGTTTCTGTGGAAGATTTTATCGCCAAACTGACGACGGGCATGGAGGCTTTGCCCCGTGCGCAGGGCGGTATCGCCAACAGCATCGTGAACGCCCAAAACGCTATACAACAGGCACTTGCCTCAACGGGCGAAGAAATCAACAGAGTTTTTAATATTTCCGGTGCGCTCAATTCTTTTTCAGAGTGGGTTTCCGGTATGGCCTCCGCCTTCAAAGCCCTCGACGACGACACAAAGCGCGTCATCGGGGCGGTCGTTGTTTTTGCCGCCACGCTTGGCCCTGCATTTAAGGTTATGCAGGGCGGCGTGTGGGTGGTGGGGCAACTTCAACTCGCCTATCTGGGATTGCAAAAAGTATTGGCGCAAAGCCTTGCAGGGCAAGCGATACCGTCGCTAATGGCGAAATGGCGTGCGATGGACTTGATGATGAAAACGTCCGTTATCGGCGCGACTATTGCCGTTGTCCTTGCCCTTGCCGCTGCCTTTGTTGTGCTGCAAAAAGATATGTCGGCGGCGGCACAGGCGCAAAGGCAGGCGGAAAACGTGCGCAAGTCGGCGGCTGAAAGCATCGTTTCGGAGACAACGCGGACAAAAGAATTGGTCGGCGTAATTCAGAACATAAAATCGTCCTACGACGACAAAAAAGCCGCCCTGCTTGAACTGCAAAAGATAAGCCCTGAATATTTCGGCAACCTCGACACCGAAAAAATAAAGGTGACAGATGTCGAGATGGCGAACAACAAATACACCGATTCGCTGCTAAGGGCAGCGACGGCGCGGGCGGCTATGGCGCAAATTGAGGAAAACGCCCGAAAGCGAATAAACATGAAAGAGGATGCCGACCCCACTTTCTGGCAAACAGCCGGAAACGCCATACTCTCTATGGGCAACGCATGGGGATTCGCGGGCAGACAGGCGCAAACGACGGCAAAGAACATACAAGAACAGAAAGCAGCCCTCGACGCTTTGGACGAGGCGATGCGAAAAATAATAGAGGCGAACGGCTCGATGGTGGAGGCGAGCAAGGGCGTGTCTCAACAGTACGGCAAAGAAAAGGGCGGCGTTGACGACCTTGCAAAAAGTTACCGAGAACTTGACAAAGCGCAAAAACTCGCAGCGCGAAAAGAGCAGACGGCGGATTTGAAGGCGTTTAAGGGTATGGGAGATGTGCAGACAATCGCGCCGGGCAGCGAACTGCCGGAAACCCTTGCGAGCATCAAAAACCCCTACGAGGGCATAGCGCAAAGCGTGATGGTCGCCACGTCCGCGATGCAACAAAACCTTACGGTGGCGGGTCAGGCGTCGGCAATCTACGCGGGCATACGGGCGGGAACGGACGGCCTTTCGGCATCCATGCAGACGCTTGCCCAAAACATGATTCAAAATGGTGATTTGATAGGCGGGATAATGATAACGCTGGGAGACAGCATAGCAAAGGCCGGGGCGGAAGGCGCGGCGGGGCTTGCCGACTTCGCAAAGGCGGCTCTGGCATCGGCGGCAAAGGTCATAAGGGCATGGATTCAAATGGCCGTCACGCGGGCGGCATTGTCTGCCCTTCAAAGTATTCCGTTCCCCTTCAACCTTGCGGCGGCGGCGGCGGCGGGCGGCATCGCGGCAGGGCTGTTCAACGCGGCAATAAACAAAATAGGCATACCCGCGCTTGCCGAAGGCGGCGTTTTGACATCGCCCCGGCTCGTCATGGCGGGCGAATATCCCGGCGCAAGGGTCAACCCCGAAATCGTTACGCCTGAAAACAAAATGCGCGATGTTTTCAGCGAAGTGATGTCCAGAATGGGCGGCGCGGGCGGCGGCGAATTCGTTGCGCGGCTTTCCGGCGACGACATTCTTTTCGTCGTGGAGCGGGCGCAACACAAAAAACAACGGCTCACATAAAAATGGCACTACGTTTCGCAAGCGAGAGCAAAAGTTGGTCGGACGGGCTTACATGGAAAGCCGAAATCTGGGACAGCGCCTTTGAAGGCGATGACACACCGTTTGTTTTCGGCAGCGGCGGCATCGAAATTCAATGGCATCAGGGCGGCGGGGACGTTTACGCGCCCGTTCTCGGAAGCAGCGTCTCGTTTGAGATGATGATACAAGACGAAACGCACGAACAACTCATTGCTGACCTTGCGGGCGCGGGCGAGGGGCGGTTCACAATCATAATCTACAAAGACGAGGCGTTTTTTTGGGCGGGCGTTGTCAACGCGCCGGAACTAAGCATTGAAGATTTTGACTTCCCATACGGGTTTGTGATAGGGGCGGTTGACGGGCTTGCGCTGCTGAAAAATTACGAATATCGGCAAGACATAACAAGCGAAACAAAATGGTACGACAAATATGAGGGGCAAAGCCGAATCGTGTCAATTATCGCCCGTTGCCTAAAGAAGTTGCCGCACGTCGTTACGCACTTCGCGGAATCTGACCCGTTCATTGTCACGGCGATAAACTGGTACAGCGACTTTTCGACCGACCCTGAAAGCGACAGCGAGACCTCCGACCCCTTCTGGGAGCATTTCGTTGACAACCGCGCGTTCGTGACCGGGCAAGTGTCGGGCAACGGCAAGTTCCTGTCTTGCTATGACGTTATTTCTCATGTTCTGCGCCGTTTTCACGCTCAAATCGCGCTCTTTGACGGTTATTTCAAGTGCGAGCAGTTCGAGCACCGTTCGCACGGCACAGGAGAAAACTATAACTATGCCCGTTCCTATGATTACGACATTACAGCCCCCTCCGACTTTGCGCTATCTGCGTCACAAAACGTCGGCGGCGGCGATGACGTTAAAAGGCTTCGGGGCGGCACGGTGTCGTTCCTTACAGCACTCAAAGCGACACGGGCTAAGCAGACGGCAAATGCGCTGCAAAACCTTATGCCAGCCGCGCTTTTTTCGAGCGATTCAGCGCCAACATACCTTGTCGGGGACGTTTACGGCAACGGGCTGTCAACTTACATAAGATGCAGCGGAACGATAGAATGGGAACTTGAAAACACAGACATCCCGGCAAACTCGGTCGTCGTCGGGGTCTTCAACCTGACGGTCGCGCTTGACGGCGAATATGCGGAAAGGACAATAGATTTTTACCCGAACCCGACCGGGACGTTTGAATACAGTTCGATAACGTGGAGCGGCAGCCCGGCAGCGATACAGATAGCGGTAAAATTAGAGGTTGCGGCGACGGGGGAAACGTGGACGGGTCAAGAATCCTTTGACCTGCTTTTCAGAACGCCGTCAACTTTCGCGTATGGCGACTTGCAGATTTCTTTTGACGCTGACGAGTTGTATTATTTCAACTTCACAGGAGAAAACGTGTTGGACGGCGCGGACTATTCGCTCGGATGGGTGCTGAAAGACCCTTATTTGGTCGTTCAAAAAAGCCGCACGGCGTTCGCGCCCAAAGCAGTTTTTTACGAAGTAAGGGGCGAAGAGAACAACACGCAAGTGCTTGAATCTGAATCCATTTTGGGCGATTTGACGGGCGACATCGTAAATCAATGGGGCGGAATCCTGTTTTTCACAGACCCAGACTACGAATATACGACCGCTTGGGCATCCCGCGCCCTGCCGTCGCCGGGTCGCCCGATTGCTCAACTTTTCGCAGAGCGCACAGTTTCGCACCGATTCAGGCCGCGCCGCGTGTTCAGGGGCAATATTGTCGGGGGCGCACTTGAGGCGCAAACGCCTATCTACATTCAAAGTTTCACCTCCGACGCGATATACTGGTTTTCGGGCGGCAAATACCTGACCGTGCGCGACGAACTGCACGGGGAATGGACAGAAAACGAGTTTACGGCGACTGAATTTGATTATCTCGAACCGGAATATGACACCGGGAACTATGAGCCTGACACACCGGGCGGCGGCAGCACGGGCGGCGGCGGGGCGATTGGCAACGGCGGCGCGGGTGTCCCGCCCGGCGTGGCGGACGGCAACGGCATTTATTCGGGCAGCGGCACAGTCCCAGACGGCACGGTGGTCTCCCTTGTGGACGATATGTTTTTTGAGGGCGGCGACGGGTCGAGCATCTCTATAACGACCGGGACAACTGCCGGAGGCCGCGTTTTGACAGGTTTTAACGGCGCGTCAATCTCCTTTTTGGATTCGGGCGGCGAAAATACCGTGTCGGTCGGCAACGGCGGCGTGATTGTAACGCTAAACGGCAGCGTGGGCGATTTCATGCAGGTCAACGGGCTTGCCAAGTACGCGGCAGACTATTCGGCTGATTACGACGACCGAACCCTCGTTGACAAAGAATATGTTGACAACAATTCAGGCACGGGGGACATAAACAACGGCGGCAACACAACGGGCGGCGCAATCACAATAGGGACGAACGACAACTTTGCCCTAAATTTCGAGACGAACAATATAACGCGGCAAAGCATAGCGACCGACGGGGCGCACACTATCAGCGCAAACCACACAGCGACGACCTCTGTAAAAAACGCGCTGACGATTCAGGTGAACAACGACAGCGGCGCGGGCGGTAACGGCTACGGCGGGGCAATTCTCTTTCAGGGCGAGAGCAGCACGACCGTTAACCGGGACATGGTAAAGATAACTGGAGAATGGCAGGTCGCAACCGATGCAAGCCGTCTGGCGCGATGTAGAATATATGGCATTGGCGCTGGGCAAGTTTTAGTGGAAATGGTAAGGTTCGACAACAATATCGGGCCGAACATGGTAATCGGCGGTACTGGAATGGTGTATAGTTCAAACTCCATTACCACATCTTCTGGGAATATTTCCCTGACAAATTCAGCAGCAACAGGCGATATTAACCTAACAGTATCAGGCTCGACTGTTGGCAACACAATCAATGTAGGCGGCTTAACATCATTTTCACAGACAACCGGCAATAAGTCTGTTACAACCTTTGCAAATAGCTTTTCGGTTGCTTCTGGCTCTGCCACTTTCTACAACATACGAATATCCCCAACCATAAACCAAACAGGCAGCGCAAGCGGCGCGACAGGTGCAATTATTTTTGCCCCAAACTTAACTTCAATCGGCTCAAAATGGAGCGCGTTAACGTCGGCCACATCTAACGCTAATGCCCTGTTTATCAAACAGACGGGCGCAAACTCTTATTCTACCCACGTCGGCGCGTTCGGCTTCGGCGCTGCGACCGTTCCGACAGACAAATTAGAAGTGACGGGCAATGTGGCGCTGTTGGCAGCGGGCAACAAAATCAAGATAGCGACAGGCTCAAATGCGTCCGTCGGCACGGCGACATTGGTGGGCGGGACGGTGACGGTGAACACAACGGCAGTAGCGACGGGTTCAACGATTTTCCTCACTTGCAACACGCCGGGCGGAACGCAGGGTTTCCTTAGCGCACCTTCGGCAAGCATAACTAACGCGACTTCTTTTGTGATAAATTCGAGTTCGGGAGCAGATACAAGTACAGTAAACTGGTGGATAATAAATTAGTCCGTATTTTTGTCCGGCATGAAACGCAAGTCGAACTATAAGGCAAAACACGTCGGCACGGGAGCGGGCGGGCGGGTGCAGGTAACTACATCAAACAAGCGGGCGAAGGCCGACAAGGCTAAGCGGCAGACGGGGGCAGAGGCGTTGGTGGGCGACTGGTCGGAATTACTGTGCTACACCGGGCTTTGCTTCCTTTGTTGTTATTTGGTAAAAATGCTGTTTTATTGAGAAAACGGCACGAATTTTTCAAATAGCGGTTTAAAAAGCGATGTTCCAAATTGCCTTTTATTTCGCGCAAAAGTTTGTTGACTGGATGTTTAAGCAGCGAACTGAAACAGTTGTCCTTTTTGTTTTCGTCCTTGTGCTTTGCGGCGCGGTCGTCGGGCTTTGGGTGAGGCAGGGCGAAATGGAGGCTGAAAACAAGATTGAGCGGCTTGAGTTGCGCAAAGAATGCGCGGCTGACATTAGCGAACTTCGCGCCGAACTTCGCGGCTGTCACGCCAAAAACGATACGCTCACAAAAGAAAACACCCTGTTGCACCGCCGGGTGTCGGCGCTCGAATCAAAACTGAAACGTTGAACTAAAACACATACAAATGACAGTTGAAACACAAAAAAAGCCGTTCTGGAAATCCAAAATCGTTTTGTTTTCAGGCGCGGCAATTCTCGTTTTCGGGGGCAACCTGCTTTTCGGCGGGCTGTTCCGTTCCGGCGTGACACCCGAACAAATCGCTGCACTTGAGCAAGCGTACCCACAGGGCGTTGAAATCGTTGAGCGGATTCAGGGCGGCGAAAGCATCACAAACTTGCTCGGCCTCATTATCAATGTCCTCATTCTGATTTTCAGGGGCTGGTTTACAAACGTGCCGTTTTTGTCAAAATGAACCGCACCCGCAAAATCATGGCCTTCCTCTCTGCCTTCACAATCGCGGCGGCGGTGAAGTGGGCGGTAAACGAGTGGCGAAACTCCACGCCCGGAAAACAGGGCTGGATTTTGGGCATTTCGATTGCCCTTCTCGGTGTCGGCGTGTGCGGTCTTTTGCGGGCGTTCGGGTTTTTGTAACGTTAGGGAATTACCTTTTCATAGCGACCTCGTTTCGGTGAATACCGGAACGGGGTTTTTTGTTTTGTAAAAAATAATCGCATTGATAATCAGTTAGTTAGAAAATATTTTCATCAACCTGTTGCGTAGTTAAAAAAGTGTGTTTATCTTTGTCCTATCATTTAATTAAAACGCACAGAAAAATGAATATCGAAACCACATTTGTTTGGGAACGCGCTGAAAGCGAAGAAATCCTTTTGACAATCGGCGGCACTCATTACCCAGCCGCGCAAGACACCGAATTTGACAAGTGGCAGGGCGAACAGACGATTTTGGAGTGGGCGCAGCACGGCGAAAAAGAACTCAGCCTCTGGCAGTTCTCACCTAACGACCGCGAAGCGATGCGGCAGCGCCTTATTTCCCGCGCCGCCTTTCTGCAAGCGAAGCAAAAAAGCAGCGACAAAATGCGCGACTTGCTCGGCCTTCCCAAAAAATCTTTCATTGAATAACTCCCAGCCCCACGAAGCGCGAGCGGATGTGAGCGTTTCCGATGGGGCGGCAGTTAGAAAATATTAGTGTTTGTTTTTGTTTGTCGCCCTCATGCCCGGCGCAATGCCGGGCGGGGGTAAATTTAAGGGGCGATGGTGGCAATGGTAGCCATGTCGGAACGTATGCCGATGTTCCCGTTCGATTCGGGGCGCTCCACTAACTTTAAAACGCAAATTCACAATGACACTTAAACAAGCATTCCCGGAGTTTGAATACTTGCACCTGTTTCAGCCAAGACTTGACAAGGCGGGGCAAACGGTCGAAGATTTTATATCCCGTCTTGGCGAAACGTCGCACGGGGCAATCCCGCCAGAAATCACAATTCGGGGCAACGCTGCAACCCTTCGTTTTTTGGAGGCGTTCGGATGGGTTTATATTTCTAAACTTATTGTAGAACTATATCCGCAATGAAACCCCCCGACCTCCACACGCTCGACCTTTCCGGAAAAACCGTCCTGATTATAGGACACCCGGCGACGGGCAAAACGATGCTCGGCAAGGCTTTGGCCGACCAAACGGGCTTGCCCCTGTTTCACGGCAACGACTTCTTAGAGCCTGATGCCATCAAAGGAATGTACTTGCTTTTGGAGCATCTTTGCAGTCATCAGCACAGCCCGTGCATCGTTGAAGGCGTTGCCGGGTATCGGCTGCTTAGAAAAGGGGTTGAACTGGACTGCTTTTATCCCGATATTGTTATTGAGATGACAGCGCCGTTTTCGCAGATTGAGCGGGTTTACAGCGAAGAAAGAACGGCGACGAAGGTAAAGAACTTGCCCGCTTTTATCAAAGGGCTGGAGACGGTTTTGGCGAAGTACCGGGCAATGGATAACCCGCGCCCGCCGGAATGGTACACGCTTGAAAACAGGTTTTGAAATGAAAAATCAAGGAACGGAATTTGGACAAGACCTTCGCGCCTTTGACGCTGAAATAAAAGCGGAAAAGGATAAGAGAATGAAGGCAAACCATGAAGCGATTGAGGCGTTGGCCGACATTGCTGGATTTGAAATTGAAAAGAAATCTGACTATCATTGGAGGCTCACAAAGACGGGTTTCAAAACAGTAGATGTGTGGCCGCAAGGGAGCAAGACGCATTTTCTCGGCTTTAAAAACCGTGTAATGTATCGGCATGACCTTGCCGGGTTTCTTGATAAACATTTTTCATGCGATTAAACAGGTTTTGATTTTTCACATTTTCTAAAATATCGCAACATGGCGACACACACCACAACGGGCGGCGCAAAATTTGGCCGCAACTTTTCAATTAGCCGCGAAAATGGGCAAACAAACAAGGAAGGAACGCCCTACTTCTTTGAGTGGCTGAAAGAACTCCCTACGGGCGAATCCGCGAAAGGGCGCAAGTTTGAAAGCCGCCAAAAGCCGGGCGGCACTTCTCATTACGAACTTTTCAAGGCGCTCGACGGCTATCTCATTGATGTTCGCAAGGAGCAAAAAGACTTTGGAGGCGGCGAAGAAACGCACCTTTTTTTGCACATGATTGACGCGGGCGACGAATACATTTTGGACATGGGAAAAATGGACAGCCGCTACACTACGGACGTTTTGAAACGGATTTTAAATCCGTTCTTTTCGCCGAATCAAAAACTTCGCGTTTCTCCGTACGCCGGAACAGATGAGCGCGGGAAATCCTCAATCGGCATTTCTGCCTATTCTGGCGCTGATAAACTCGCATATTCGCAGAGCAGCGATTTTTTACAGGCTATGCCTCCCGCCCGCACATGGGAAGGCAGAAACAATAAAACCGAATACGACTTTACCAACGTGGGCGAATGGCTATTTGAGCAAGTACAGCGCCTTGTTGTGCCGCACTTGACGAAAGACCCTATTTCAGCGCCGCAATCGCGCCCACAAACCGCCGCACCCCCCCAACCCGTCTCTGAACTCTCCGAAGCCGGGAAATCGCAAAACGCGGCCTTTGCTGCCCCGTTCCCCCGCGAAGAGCCGCCGATTGACGACGACGGGCTGCCGTTCTGATTTGACACAAGAAGCGTTTTAATGTTACAGGGCGGCTGGCAGATGCAAAGACGTTTGTCGCCCTGTTTTTTCTCACACTCAAAATTGAAAAAACGATGGAAGATTTGGTAGTCAAAGAAGCCGAAAGGATTTTCGGGACTGACAAGGGCAACAACGGCAAAACGCCGTGTTCGCCCGCCGGATATGACGCTTTCATTTTTGGCGCAGATTTTCAGCAAAAACAAAATGCCGCCGAAATCGCCGAACTGGTAACAGGGTTAAAAGACCTTTCCTACGCCGCGCAAACAACGGGCGGCACGGCGGGCGTTGACAAAGGGCTGCTTGCCGCGATTGCCGATGCCGAAAAACTTCTCAAAAAATACGACCCTCAATGACCCGCGATGAAGTAATCGCCGAACTGGAGGCGATAATCCGCGAAACCCGCCTTTCGCCCCGTCCCGGCAAGTACGAATACGGGCAGACGGCGCACATCTATTTTTCAAAAAGCCGCCCGCGATTGGTTGAGATAGTGGCGGCGCTAAAAGAAAGGGAGAAATGAAAGACGTTATCGTTTTCGGCGCAATCGTTGACGGCGTGGCGACGCGCAAGGACAAGACAATCACGCTGCGCATCGGTACGCAAGAACTTTCGCCTGAAAAAGCCGGGCAACTTTTTGGCCTTCAAAACGCCGCTATTTTCGTGGCTATCAAAGTCGAAAATTTTGGGCAAGAGGAAAGGGAGGCGCTTGAGGCTATGAAAGCCGATGAACTTGAAATCGGCGGCGGCAAGACGCTTTCAAAAAGGTTGCGCGATGTTCTTTTTCGTTTGTGGCAGCAAAAGCCGGACGGGTACAAAGATTCAAACTCGCACTACGCCGCACAGATGGAAAAGATAATCCAGCATTACAAAAACAAGTTGGATTAGCCCATTGCCCGCCAAGTGCGGGTTTTTTTATGCCTGTTTGAAAATTAAGCGCGTTGAAAATCAACGAGTTAGAAAAAATATGAAAAATAATTGCGCTTGCCTACTGCGTAACCCAAAAGTTGCGCTTATCTTTGTCCTGTCAATCACTAAAAAATAAAAGTCATGCCAACTGACGAAATCACAATCGAAGTCCGCGAGAGCGGCATCTCTATTCAGGGCGCGGGAGTAGGCCGCAAAGAAGAAGAAGTCCGGGAAACCCTCCAAGTCGCGCTCGACGCTCTGAACAGCGACCGAGACCGAGAAGCGTTTGGCAACGAAATCGTTGTCAAAAACGAAGAGCGAAAATGAACCACACACCAACCAGCGAAGCGGCACACAAGGCCGCTTCGCTTATTTCCGACCTGCTCACCATCGCCAGCGCCAACGGGCTGCCGACCATTCAAGCCTTTGCCGACAAAGCGGGCATGAAGCGTTCGCAGTTGTCGCGCTATGTGAACGGAAACGACAGCCCGACGCTCGACACGCTACAACGCCTGTGCCGGGCTGCGGGGGCTAAAATCAAAATTGAAACGATATGAAAAACACGGCCACAATCGGAAAAGAAACCCGCCAACACGCCATGAGGTTGCTCGCAGACGGTTGGACAAACGAAGAAATAAAGTCTTTGCCCGTCTGCAAAGACATACCGTTTGAAAAGTTGCGAGACTGGCGCTGCAAAATCAACAAGCGCAAAAATCGCAACGCCGAAACAGAACAAAAAGCAACGCAGCCCGAAAAAGCAACGTTGCTTTTTGAAACGGCAACGGTTTTGGCAACGCCAAGCAACGCCGAAGAACAGACCGCACAACACCAAGAAAACCCGCCTCAAGCGTCTGTTTTGCGGGTTTTTGCCCAAAACCTTGTCCTGAACTTTCACCCGGCGGACTTGTTGTTTTATTTTGCCGTTGCTATCGGGTGCAACGGCATTGCTCAAGCGTTGCCTGTTATAGGCAAGCCCATTGCGGTCGTTTATTTTGGCGTTGCCGCCGTTGCATTGCAGGGCGTTAAGGCGTTGCGGGGTCTTGCGCGGCTGCCCCACCTGCTGGCTCTTGTGTTTGTCGAGGCGGTCGGCTTTGCCTCTGACGTGATTTGGGCGAACACGTCTTTGTGGGGAAACGTCAGGTCTCTGCCGTTCGACATTTGGGAGAACAAATACAAAAACGGGCTGGGCGAAACGGTGCATTTGTGGGGCGGCGCTGACGTGGACAAGCCGTTTTACGTTGCTTGTGGCGTGGCCTCGCTGCTACTTGCGGCTTGCGTGTATGCTTGTGCTGTCGCTTGGCAGGGCAATGAGGCCAAAAAATAAAGTTGTTTTCATTCTTTGGGGCTGCCCGCTCGACGCAAGTTGGGCGGGTTTTTTATTCCCCTGAAAAATAATTGCGCCCTGCTATTGCGCAAACAAAAAGCGTTGCCTATCTTTGTGGCTGCTATGAAGCAGGTCTTGAAAGATATTTTGGCGGCGGTTGAATCTATTGTGTTTCCGCCCCCGCCCGACCCTGAAAAACAGGCGGCTTTGGACAAGCGGTTTGCCAAAGAGCCGCAGGACTGGTGGCATGGCATAAAGGCCGACGCGCCTAAAGACAATGACTGGATTCAGCCCAAAAGCGGAGGTTTCCCCAACGTGTTCGACGGCAAAGGGCTTAGGTATGTGCCGGGCGATGACACGGTAGCAGAGCAGCGGGGCGCGGCGAAAATAGGCGTAGAGATAACGCCGGAGGAGTGGGGGCAGATGAAGGCTTACAAACTTTCGCCTTCTCAAACCGGGCTTCACAACGTCACGCTTGCCAAAGCGATAAAGCCGCTTTGGAGGCAGGGCAAAAAGCCGAAAGAAATCGGCCTTTTGGTCGGATGTTCGGAAAGCACGGCGCGGCACTACTGCATCTGTTTCGAGCGGGCGCAAAAAGCATCAAACGCCGCTCCCCTATTTTAAAGGCGGGGGAGGGGCTAAATCCCCCTTATTGTCATTCTTGACAAGAATAAGAATGTTTTTCAAGAGGGGTTCTAACTTAAAAAAGGTAAAAGAAAATGCCTGTTGAGTACGTCATGTTTCTCGTTTTGTTAGTCGCCGTTGTTGTGGCGATTATCGTCAACGCGCTAAACAAGAAAGCGGGCGAGACGGCGGACATGGTGAACTGGGCGAACGTAAAAGAGCCGCTTTTTTACGAGCAGCCCGACCCTTCCAAGCCCGCTGGGATAGCCACCGTAGAACTTTACGAAAACGCGCTTTTGATGCTCGAAAAGCACGGAAACAAGCACATCGCACACACGAAATCAGATGCGAAGGATAACGTGTTTCTGTGGGTCTGGGGCGCGGACGGGGAGAACACGGCTACGGATTTCGACCGTTGGAAGTTTGCGAACGTGCAGCGCCGCAGCGATATTTTGGAGGCTTTTCGCGCTATGAAAGCGAGAAACGCGGCACAGGCGGGACGGCCTCAAGACGCGGCAAAGGTTTTCGCTGGCGCTGGATTTGACGGCGTTCCGAACACTAAAAATTAAAACATTGAAATGACACCCGAACACGCGCAATGGCTTAACGCCGAAATTGACCATTTTCGCCGGGCGCAGCCCGATGAGAGGGCGGTTATTTTGCGCGATGTGGAGCGGCTTGCACAATCACAGCACCCCGAAACGGCGGAATGGAACGCGGCGCTGTACGCCAATTTGACGGCTAAAAACTTGCCCGTTGAATACGTCGAAAAGCAACCGAAAAGGCTTGAGCCTCCGACGTGGGGGGAAGTGACGCAGGTGATGGTTTGGGCGGTAAAACTGGCAGCGCCGCCCGCGATTTTGATAGGAGGCGGCTATTTGGCGGTAACGGTTGTGACGGCAGGGGCGGCGGGGCTGAAAATATGGTTGTTGGCGAACGGGTGGGTATTTGCTGTGCCGCTTGGCGCGTTGGCTCTTGTGTTCTGTGTTTCGGGGCTTTTTAGCCGCAAAACCGATGACAGCCCACAACCCGGCGCACACCCGGCACAGCCGAGCGAAGGCGGCAGCGTCGGAGCGAACGGCGGGAACATCATTATTCAGCAATTTATCATTCACGGCGACGGCAATACCGTTGTCAATAATCAGGGATAAAATGACAATTACAAAAAGTTTCCCAAACGAAAAGCCGCCAATAGTTTATGTTTGGAAAGACGGAATATTGTCCGTTCATGTTGCAGACCTTCACACTATAAAGGTTGAGGGCGCTGCCTCTTTACAAGAGGCGTTAGCAATTTTCAAAACTATCAATCAGAGATAAAATGAAACTCTCTAAAAAGAAATCAGACGCGCTTTATTCGAGCGTTCACGAGGACATATTTCAGGCGCGAATCAAAGTCGCAAAGCTTTTGAATGACCTGCCTCTTCTCGGCAGCGAGGTTGACAACGTTTTGAGCGATTTAATGAACTACGCGCCGCAAAACGCCTTAAATGTTTTTGAAAAATGAAAAACATCGTCACATTTGAAACCGCCGTCCGCCTCAAAATCGCGGGCTTCCCGCAGCCCACGCCGGAGGCGGGGCAGTTTTGGTGGTTGAAGTTCATGGGCGAGCCGATGCGCCCCTGCGTTGTCAATTTCGCTGGAACGGTTGAAATTTATTTTTCTGTTGTCGGCGGAGTGGTTTCCGAAAAAAAACACATGGGCCACAGCCTTATCACAAACGTCTGGGAAAAGAGCGGCGCTGTTTTCGCCCCCACCGCCGCTGACATCCTCGCCGAACTGTTCAAGCCGGAGATTCGCGGTCAAATTGGCGCGATGGACGTGCTGGCGATGGCGCTTAACCCAGAATTGGCAGCAAAAGATTGGCTCGAATCAAACGAAACATAGGCCGAACAATGACAACCTTTCTTATTTTCTTCATCTGGTGGGCAATCGGCACGGCGCTACTTTTCAGCCCTTCGTTTTTTAAAGAAGCAAAAGAGCGTATTGCGATTTTGACATTTTCAAAAAACAAATCATATGCAGTATTGATTCTTTTGCTTATTTCTGTTGCCATTTTCCCGCTTCCGATGCTTGCCCCTTTCGCGTGGGCGTGGGACAAGATTAAGGAGTTGATTTTCAAAATAACGCTTCGTATTTGGGCGCGGCGCATTGCGAAAATGGCAAAAGGCAAAGACGGGGCTTTAAGCGACAGGCTCAAAGAAATAGCGGACAAAATGAAAGGAGGGGTGAAATGAGCAAGCGCGGCAACGTCCTTTATTTGATGGTGCATTGGCCGTTCGTGTGGTGGTGGAAAATCGGCATAACGAGCAAGACGGCAGCAGCGCGGGCAAAGGCGCTCGACAGGGCAATGATTGGCCGCCCTTACCGCGTTTGGGCGGCTTTTGTGCCGGGCGCGTACCATGTGGAGCAATTGCTCCACCGCGAATTTAAAGGCTCGAACATCGTTTGGTATCGCGGCGACGGGCGCACGGAGTGGTTTTGGTTTTGGGTCGCGCCGTTCGCGTGGGCGGTAATGGTTTCGATAACGATTTTGGAGGGGCTGGCGATTGCGTGGGCTGTGGGCTTGTTGTTCGGCTTTGACGGGCTGACTTGGTACGCTGATTTTTTAACCGTCCTTTGGGATTGGGCGGTTTTTGTAATTGAATTTTTGAAAAGATTTATATGAATAACCAACAAATAAAAACAGCCGCCCGCGCCCTACGCGCCTACAACGTGAAGCGCAAGGGCATACTTGCCAACCTCACAGCAACACCGCAAACGGCGGAGCAGTTGGGCGGCAACCTCGAAGACAAAAGGCTGCACAGCGCCTTGAAACGTTTTGTCCGCGCCGGGCTTGTGCGGCGCTGCGATTCCGCCCCGACCGAAAAGGGCTATGGCAAGTTAAACACCTACGCGGCTACGCCGATGCTCGAAAAGTGCCGGGCGTTTGAAAAGACGGGGTTGCCGACGTTTAGCGCCGGGCAAATTGTTCTGCTTGTGGAGGCGTACAATCTTGGTGTTTTCAGCGTCCCTGAAATCGCTAAAACGGCGGGGCTGTCAAAATCGGCGGCGCAACTGTACGTTACGGCCATGTTCGGAAACGGCTATTTCAGCCGCACATCGCAGGGCTTTACGGTTGGGCAGCCTTATTACAAGTATCGAGCGGAGCGCCCAGTTCTTGAGTTTTTGAACGCTTTTTATGAGGCGTTCGCGTGAACAGATTTTAACCGCTTTTTAGCCGAAAAAAATTTGGCGGTTTGAAAAAAGGGGTTACTTTTGTAAAGTCAAAGAGGTCTAAATAAGACCCGACACGCTTCCCAGAATCGGCTTCACGCCGTGAACAAGCGCACCCGGTCGGGTTTTCTATTAAAGATTGTCTAAAGAAATTTCATTTGGTTTTTTGGGGTTTTAATAGCCTCGAACGTGAAACACGGGCGGGGCTTTTTTCTTGCCCTGAAAAAATATTTTCGCCTAACTGTTGCGTAATTAAAAAAGTGTGTTTATCTTTGTGCATCATTTAATTAAAACGCAACACTATGAATCTTGACAAAAAAGCCCTTGAACTTCGTGGGCAATTTTTGCAGAAATATTCTGTCGCTGCTGGAGAAGAAGAGGCAATAGCGGCATTTGAGAACGCCGAAATCCTTAGCGGGATTAACGCATTCTTTAAAGTTGTTTCCGATATACACAAACAGGGCTTTGACGGCTATTTTGACACAACCGAAAAGCCCGAAATCGTTTTGAAATGACCGACCGCTCGCCAAAAGCAACCTCACAAAAACAGGCTATCCTTGCCCACCTGAAACGGCACGGCTCGATTGATATGCCAACGGCGCTGCGGCTTTACGGCTGCGCCGCTTTGCGCTCTCGAATCGCAGACCTTCGCAAAGAGGGGCATGAGATTGAAAGCCGGATGAAGGCGTTTAAATCCATGTTCGGGCATCGGGGCGCGTTCGCGGTTTATTATCTTTCACAATCAAAATAAAAACAATGGAAAAATTGCTTGCCTTCACCAACTGCCGCCACACCAAAGCGGAGGCCGTAGCCCTTGCAAAATGGCACAGGGAACAAAATATGCTCACACGCGGGACTTACAAAAAAAACGAGCGCGGCCAAGCGTGTTCTGTCGGCTGCTTCGCAGACGGCGACCACTCGAAATTCCCTGAACTGTTCGGTTTTTCCGTTCCTTACGCGCACTTGCTCGACCGGGTTTTCGAGGCGCACGAGACAGACGCGGAGGCGGCAGACTTCCACGTCTGGTACGTGGAGAACACGCCGGAAGAGGCGGACACCATGCGGATTTGGTGGGAATTTTTTGCCCTCACCGTTGAGGGCATCGGCGAAGAGTGGAGCGGTTTTGCCGCCGAGTGCCGGGCGGAATCGCCAGACCTGAAAAAAATAAGCGACCTCGCCGTCGCCCTCGACCGCGCCCTCGCCCGCGCCCTCGACCGCGCCGTCGACCTCGACCTCGCCCGCGCCCGCGCCCGCGACCTCGCCCGCGCCCTCCCCCTCGCCCTCGACCGCGCCGTCGACCTCGACCTCGACCGCGCCCGCGCCGTCGCCCTCGACCGCGCCCTCGCCCTCGCCCTCGCCCTCGCCCTCGACCTCGACCTCGACCGCGCCGTCGACCTCGAAAACTTCAAAAAAGCGGTTGAAAAAATCGCGGCTGAAATGTCGGAATCTGAATAAGTTGCCGTATCTTTGTCCTGCTCGAATGAGAGCCGCCCGACGTGGAAAATCGGGATGAAATAGTTAAACGCTCGGTGCATGAGCAATCGAATTTTTTGAACTGCCCTCGCAGTTTTCAACCGAAAAGGGATGCACCCCCTTTGTTGGCTATTCCAAAGCCCGGTTGAAAATTGTTGAGGGTTTTTTATTTATGAAAAATGGAAATGACAGGATTTGAACACTGTACAAGTGAGGGGCAACTTTGGCTCGGACTTACTGTGCTTTGCAAAGGGCAAACAGGCGTGATTGAGTGGAACGAGGCATATAGAAGCGACTATTATACTGGGCTTCACCCGCTAACGGCGAACGAGCCGTTTAAAGTTGTTTTCAAAAACGGCGATACGTTCTATCCGTATTTCGCCGCAAATGACGGGGCTTTTTTTCACGTTGAATCATTGCCGTTTAGGGTTGGCAGTCGCGTGTTTTGGACTGCCGACGGCGAAACCGTAAAGGTTGAGATAGCAAAAGACGAAGATGGGTACTTCGTTATTTGCGACGATGACAGGGGCGCTTGCATAAACAGATGGAGGTTTTTAGGGGAAATGGAAAAGTACGTTTCATCCGTCATAAAAAAATAAGCCGCAATCATTTTACAGCATCTTTGCTTTATCCAAAAAATATTTGAAGATTCGGGAATAGTGCCGTATCTTTGTCTTGCCTAAAGAGGCCGCCGACCGTCAATCGGCGTAAAAAAGTCGAAATCATTTTTTCATATTGGCGCTTTTTTGAGCGCGGGCAAAGGGGGTTTTACGACTTCCCCCGCATCAGGCTTGACAACCTGACCCGCACTCAAAGAGGCGCTTTTTTATTGGTGAAAAATGCCAAACCATTGCTATCAAAAATTGAAATTTCATTATCACGGCTCTGCAAACAGGCTTGATGCTGTCTTCGCTTACCTGACAAACAGCGATGGGCTTATTGATTTTCAAAAAATCATACCTCAGCCTGACGGCATCCAAGACCCTAACCCAAATCATCTTTCAGACTCCGAGCGTGACTGGTGCATTGAGAATTGGGGGACAAAATGGAACGCCTACAATGTGCGAAAACTCTTTAGAGAAAGATGGAAACTTGGATTTGAGTTTACTACAGCATGGAGCGTCCCATCTCCGATTTTAGAAAAAATATTTGCAATGTTCCCGGACGTTAACAAGGAATATGTTGCAGCCGATGACGGTGGTTGGATAGCGGAAATGTGGCAATATGACAGCGATACAGCAACATTCATAAAAACCAACTTTTCGGGCGAATCCAATAAGTTTCAACTGGCGCTTTTCTGCGCACTTAATACAAAATATTGACATGAGCAAAGACCGCGACTTCAAAGGTGTATGGATTCCAAAACACATTTGGCTGAATCCGCAACTTTCACCGATTGAAAAACTTTTCCTCGCTGAAATTGACAGCCTTGACAACGACAAAGAAAAAGGCTGCTTCGCCTCAAATGAGTATTTCGGAAACTTTTTCGGAATATCAGAAGGCAGCGCGGCCAATATCATTTCTTCGCTGCGCAAGCGCGGCTACGTTGTGCAAGTCTTTTTTAACGGACGGGTAAGGGGCATCAGCCTTCACGAAAACGTGAAAGCAGGTTTCATGCCGGACGGTTCGAGCCTTCACGAAAACGTGAAAGCAGGTTTCACGAAAAAAGGAAAGCAGGTTTCACGAAAACGTGAACATACTAATATAGTAGATAACAAAGAAGATAACAAAGAAAGAGAAGGTAGCGCGGGCGCAAGCGACCCGCTTCTCCCCCCTTTCAAAAAAGTCGGAGAAATTGAAACCTTAGAAGCCGAAAAAGAAAAACCCCTCCCCCCCGTTGCGCCCGCCCCCCCTCCCCAAAACGGCGCTACCCGCGTCAAACTCTACGACTATGAACTGCCGGGCGTGACGCTCGTTGACAGCGTTTCGCCGATAACAAAGCCCGAAAAGACGGGGCGGGAACAGGCGGCAAGGGAGCGAAAGGAAAAAGAACTGGACTTGGCGGCGCGGGTAATCGAACACCTCAACGCGAAGGCCGGGCGCGATTTTCGCGTAAATGCTGGCACAACCGCCAAAGGCATAATCGGGCGGGCAAAGGAGGGGTTCACAGAGGCCGACATGATGACGGTAATTGACTTCAAAACGGCTGAATGGAAAAACGACCCGCAATTTTACCAGTACCTCAGACCTTCTACGCTTTTTTGCCCGAAACACTTTGAAGAGTATTTACAGGCGGCGAAG